ACTAAAAAAAGTGGACTAACTGCACGAGAAAAAGCAAGAAGAAAATCTTATTGTGCAAGATCAGCAGGTCAAATGAAACGATTTCCAAAAGCTGCGAAAGACCCTAACTCAAGACTAAGACAGGCTCGAAGAAGATGGAGATGTTAATTGAAAAGAAAAACTTGGGATAAAAAACAAGCTATACTAACTTGTGGATGGTGTCATGTATGCGAAAAAGAATTGTTGTCTAATGCAGGTGGATGGATTATAAATGCAGATAAGAAATACTTTTGCCACGAAGGTCGTGAAGGAAGTTGTTTCGATAATTATTGTCAACGCAAACTAAAGGAGAAACAAAATGCCGGGACACTATGGAAAAAAAATGAAGAAACCTATGAACAAGAAAAACAAAATGGATAAGAAAAAAAAAGGTATGAAGATGAAAGGTAAAAGATAATGCCGGGAAAAAAATACTCAAAGAAACAAATGAAGATAGCTCGTGTTGCAGAACCAAGAGACAGAATAACAGGAGCTGATTTTCAAAAGTTAAGAAAGAAAAAAAAGAAAAAAAGATAAATGGCTAAGAAAAAAAGCACAGTTAATAAAGCTGGTAACTATACTAAACCGGGTATGAGAAAAAGAATGTTTAAAAGAATATTAGCATCTAATGTACAAGGAACTGCTGCTGGTAAATGGAGTGCTAGAAAAGCACAACTATTAGCTAAAAGATATAAGGCTGCTGGTGGTGGTTATAGATAATGGCTTTATCAAAAACTCAAAGAAGTTTAAGAGCTTGGAGTAGACAGAAATGGCGTACAAAGTCTGGAAAAAAATCGAGCATTACTGGAGAAAGATACTTGCCTTCAGCAGCAATAAAAAGTTTGAGTGCTGCGGAGTATGCGGCAACGACCAGAGAAAAAAGAAAAGCTAAAAGAAAAGGTAAACAGTTTAGTAAACAACCTAAAGGTATTGCTGCAAAGGTAAAAAGATTTAGACAGTTTAGTTAAATAACTCTTTAGTCTCATCCCAAATAGTTTGGTTCTTATCCCAATAAAAAGTTTTGTTAAACTTCATTTGAATTGAATACAATACTGTTGTATGATCTTGTCCAAATATTCTACCAATATTTGTAAGGTTCATCTTATATTTTTCATTTAAAACATTATGTAATATATTTCTTGATCGAACTATATCTCTTCTTCTACATTTGGTAAGTAACTCTTTCTTACTTACCTCATACTTATCACAAACCTTTTGTATAAGTTGTTGTAGTTCTGATTCTTTTATTCTACCAAGGTTATGCTTTGGTACTTTAAATAAATATTTTTTTGTATAATTAGATTTATTTAAAAATCTCAATCCATTCTTAAATGCAATCTCATATAGTTTTCTTTCACTATTAGAAAAATTATCGAATGATTTTTGTAGTTGATATGGAAATATATTTATATCTTCTTTGATATGCTTATCAAATATGTCTTGTATCTTCATGCTTCCTTTCTTTAGAGCATAGAATACCTACGCTTTCTTTTGTTTTTTTTAAATACTGATGATTTATCTCATCAATAGTTCTTTAGCTTTCTCGATTTTCCAAATCAAATCAAAGCTATCTTTTTTAAGTTTGTTAGCTTTTACTTTGGCTGCAAGGTACGCCTCATGCTTTTTCTTCTGAAGGTCTTGCAACTTCTGGAAATCCTGTTTCAGCTTTTCCATCCTTCTCCTTTTTCACTTTAGTAAAGTCTATCTTTACACTATCAACTTTACATTCTACATACTCACCCTGTGCGTTGGGGTTTGCAGCTTTCTCTATATCATCAAATCTTTCAACTAACTGGAAGTTAGCTTCGCCAGATTTAATTCGTATATATTTAGTCATTTTATTCCTTTTTGTCTATACTTATTTTATGCAGTTCTTTCGCCATTTTTGAGTATATTTCAAGGTCATCATAGTTATCTGCTTTGTATTTTCTTGTTGCTCTGTATAATTTTAAACCCATCATGAGTTGTCCTACCTGATATGGTTTCATATCATCTTTCAATATATCATGCAGTATAACATTAAAGATTACAGAGATTAGCCTAAAGTTCTCCTTATAATCGCCATAATCCTCTTGCCGATCTTCCATGATCTTTTTTAAAATCTTATCTGATAAATCTATTGTCGTCATAGTTAGGGGATGAGGCGGGGAAAACAACTAAAGAAGGCAGAAAGGGATGCCAAATAAAAACCCCACCTCATCGAAAAGGTATAAACTAATACCTATTATCTTTTAGCATAATAGCTAGGTTTTGCATAATCTTTTTTCGCTGCAAAATTTGGTGTGCCACCACCAGATGATCCTGATTTAGACTTGTCGTTTGCTCTAAGTCTAACAGTAATCATGCCATCTTCACCATCCCAGCCTGCTTGATTGTGCCAAGTATCTCCTATTTTAACACCAATACGCCAATCTTTATCAGGTGGAGATTCCTCATTTGGTGGACCAACCCAATCAGGTTGCTCTGGTGCGTTCTTCTTTTCGTTTCTTACTAGCTTAATATATATATCATCAGCCATTTGTTATTACTCCTTGGTTTAGTTTTGTCTCATGAGTTTCATACAAATCAGTTATCTGTCTGTATTCTCTTTGAGACTTATTATTAGAGTCGAATAAATCTGAGTTAGCCTTTCTCCATTTTCTCAGAGCATAAATGTCATCTATCTTTTTAATGTCATCTTTTATTAGACCCATATCAAGCTCCATATCGAGCTTAATATTCTTTTTCCCATTTGTACTTGGAATTTGTTTTACTTCTTCAAATGGCTTTGCTTCATATCCATCATCATCTTTGATACCTGTTTTTAAATTTAATACATTTAAGAAAGCATACTTTCTTGAGTATGACATGGCTTGACCTGTGCCAAACTTATCTAATCCACCCATTGCACTACAACCATTTACTTCAATCTTTTCATTTGCATTTTCAATATCATGTATTGTCATAAAGCAAGTAACCATAATATAATTATCATGTGTATCTGTTTTATAACTACAAGTTGGATACAATTTTTGATCCAGTAATGCTTGAGTTGCTACTTCCTGTACTGCATCGTGCAGCAAAGGATTGAAGTGCATACCTTTTACTTTCTCACCTTTCTTTACACCACCCGCACTCAAACATGCTTGGTGTAGTTTTTGATATATGTTTTTAACTATCATACTTTTTCCCTTCTAATATTTTTTTTTTATAATAATCAAAAGTAGTTGAACGAATTGTCAACACTTTATTTTTTGATTTACTGCCATCAGGATAAGTAAAATAATTACCTTCTCCAAAATCTTCTCTTATTGTTTCCCATGTATCACACTCAATACATTTACCTTCAAGTAAACCTTCCTTTGAATGAGTACAGGTTCTTACACTTTTTTGCGTCATGCGTTTATCCCCCATAGTTGTTTTATTGTTTTTTTTTGTTTGTCTGTTAGATTTTTATAGTGAAAGAAATGATTAAGGTCAGGCTCTTCTGTTAGCTCTGCTAGTTTAGATAGATTGCCTTTGCAATATATAATCATCTGCTCCCATCTATAAATTTTTTTTACCATCAAGTTATATTGATATTCTAAATGATCTGCTCTCATCTTTTCATGTGTGTCATCAAAGATTAAATAATCTGTTTCATTTGCCAAACCTAAAAATGGTTTCTTTCCGGTACACTTCCAATAGAAAGCTACTTGTTTCCAGTAGCCATCAAAGATTGAATCTTCACTTAGCTCTTGTTGTTTCCAATAGTATTCATCTTTGTTTCTTCTCTTGTAACATTTACTAGGTTTTGTTTTTAGTTCTAAAAATTTTGTATTACTTTCATAGTCGATACGACCTATAATATCGTGCATCAATTCTTTAACACTTGCAGCTACATATCTTTCTGCTGCAGTTTTTTCATCTTTAAATATTTCTTTGACTAATTTTTTTATTTGTTCAATAATCTTATGTGCAATTTCATCTATATTATCTCTTGCAAACTTATCTTGTTCATCTATTGGATCATACTTATTGATGTCAGCTAGTTCTTGTTTGTATATCTCATTGTAATCTCTATTCTCTATCTTTGCTTTCTTATCTTTGAAGTATCTAAATTCACAAAGCAATCTTTGAGCTGAGTTGTTTGTAAGGTTTCCAACTCTAGGTTTGTAATTAAATAAGAATCCATCTCTTTCTTCTGGAGTGTGATAACCATAATTAGTTACCCACTTTGCCAAAGGTTGATCTGTGCTTGAAGGCGACCAATGATCTAAACCTAGACCACCATTAATATTTGAAAAATATTCTTTCATAGTTGTTTCAAATCAATATAGTCATTTATACCAGATTGTCTACAATTATTTTTTTTATTTTATGCTTGTAATACATAACCTTTATGGTATTAGGGTAAATTCACGAAAGGAGATTATGAAATTATCAGAATGGATAAAAAAAAATAAGCTAAGTTATTCACAAGCTGCGAATCAGTTTGGTATCATTAATATAAATCCTGCCACGAATGTTCAACGCTATGCCAAAGGACAGAGAATACCTCATCCTTTAGTTATGCTAAAGATATTTAAAGCAACTAATAAACAAGTACAACCTAATGATTTCTATGAAGAATACTGGCAAAGAGAAGAAGTTTAAATACAAAAGAGTAAAGATATATTGGTTAGATATTGTAAGTAATTCTGAATGGATGACTTTAGATAAAGCAAAAGATCAAGTGTATTCTTTCTGTGAAG